AAACGTAAAAAATGGAAGAAACATTAAAAGAAATTCAAAATTACATTGAAGTAAATTATCCTGATGACTGGTTTTTGCCAGGTAAATTAGAAATTTTAAGGCTTAAATTTTTAGCAGAATTAAAGCAACAAAAAATTGATCAGTTAAAAAAAGAAATATTAGAGTTGAAATAATAAAATATTTTTTCTAATTTAGCAAAACAAACAAAACTTTATGAAAACATTTCAGGACTTCAATATTGATGTCGGCAATAAAACGACCGGCAAAATTAAAACACAATGCCCAAAATGTAGCCAAACAAGAAAAAACAAACGTGATAAATGTTTGTCTGTTGATCTTGACAAGGGCCTTTGGAATTGCCACAACTGTGGTTGGGGAGGCACAACAAAATTTGAGAAAAAACAAGAATATATTGTTCCTCAAAAAATAAAATTAGATTTATCGGCACCAGTAATTGAATGGTTTAAAAATAGAGGCATCACAGAGCCAACTTTAAAACATTGGAAAGTAGGGCAATCAATGGAATATTTTCCACAAGTAAACGCAAAGCGTAGAGCCGTAAATTTTAATTATTACAGAGAAAATCAATTAGTAAACGTAAAATATAGAGACGCACAAAAGAATTTTAAAATGGTTTCAGGTGCGGAACTTATATTTTATGGCCTTGACAATATTAAAGAAATGGACAAAATTTATATTGTCGAGGGTGAAATGGATGCTTTAACTTTACACGAAGCTGGTATTTATTCCGTTTGTTCTGTTCCAAATGGTGCGTCTAAAGGTAGCCAAAGACTTGAATACTTGGATAACTGTTGGCAGTATTTTAAAGATAAAAAAGAAATAATACTTTGTACAGATAATGACAATCCGGGAATTGAACTCAGAAAAGAACTTGCTAGAAGATTTGGAGCCTATCGTTGCAAATACGTTGATTTTGGCGATTATAACGACGCTAACGAAATTTTAATATCTAAGGGAGCCGAAACATTAAGAAACGTAATTAAAGGTGCTAAAAACTTTCCTTTAGAGGGTGTTTTAAATGTTGATGATATTTGGCAATCTGTTTTAAATTATAATGAGGCCGGAGTTAAAAACTATTCAATTGGTTTACCTAATTCTGATAACTATTTTAAAATGTCTTTAGGAGAGTGGACAGTTGTTACTGGTATTCCAAATTCAGGAAAGTCTGACGTTATGGATCAAATATTTTGCAACCTGGCGACAACCTACGATATGAGATGCGCAATTTTTGCTCCTGAATCTTTTCCTTATGAGGGCCATATAAAAAGAATTGCAAACAAGTTAAACGAAACTAATTGCGATAGTAACCAACTAAACAACACAAAAGATTTTATTGAAGATCATTTTTATTGGGTAAAAATAGATTTAGAAAATCTAACTCTAAAAGCAATATTAAACCATTTTAAAGAGTTGGTATTTCAAAAAGGAATTAATGTTTGTGTTATTGATCCTTGGAATATGCTCGACCATTCAGCACAAAGAGACCATTCCTATATTGGAAAAGTATTATCAGAAATTACTCAATTTTGTCAGCAAACAAATACTCATTTGTTTTTAGTGGCGCATCCTAGAAAAATAGAAAGCGAAAACGGAAACTATAAAAAGCCAACTTTATATGATATTAGTGGCTCTGCTGACTTTTTTAATAAGGCCTACAACGGATTAATTGTTTATAGATGTATCGGCCAACGCACTAAATTTAATTCAGATATTGTAAAAATGTATGTTGAAAAGGTAAAGCGTAAGGAAAACGGACAGCTTGGAGACTTTGACATTGCTCCTGATTTTAAAAACGGCGGTGTTTACAGAGATGTTGATTTAAATACAAAAAGGTTTGAAGTTGTTACCGATGACGATGTACCATTTTAAAAATAAAAAAAATGAAAAAAATTAAATTATTGGAGTTATTTGCCGGTAGTCGTTCCTGGGGAAAAATAGCAGAAGAATTAAACTATGAAGTTTTTAGTGTAGATTGGAAAAAATTTGATGGAATAGATTTAGTAATTGATATTGAATATTTAACAGAAGATATGCTTCCTTGGATTCCGGATGTTGTTATTGATGGCAGACCTTGTACAACTTATTCTATGGCGGCAATATCTTATCATAGATATAATGATGGTAAACCTAAAACTGACTTTGCTGCTAAATGTGATAGAATGAATATAAAACTTAATAATCTTTATGAGAAGTGGAATTGTATTTATTATATAGAAAATCCTAGAGCTATGCTTAGAAAAATGTATTTTATGAAAGGAATGGATAGAACAACTGTTACTTATTGCAGTTATGGTGATACAAGAATGAAGCCTACTGATATTTTTTCAAATAACATTAGGGATTTATTTAATCCTAAAGGATGGAAACCAAGAGCAATGTGTTTTAACGGAAATACTAAATGCCATCACGAAGCAGCACCAAGAGGAAGCAGAACTGGTACTCAAGGTTTAAAAAATAATTATGAAAGATCAAAAGTACCTAAAGAACTTTGTTATGAAATTTTAAAACAAACAACTCTTTTTTAAATGCCTAAAAAGAAAAAAATAAACATACCGCAAACAGACGATCACAGAAAGGCAATGCAATGGTGCATAAAAAACAATATTACAGTTGGCGTTTTACCTACAAAAAAAGGTTTGAAAGTTGAAATAAACGAAAATGGAGATAATAAAGTATCTCCAAAAATATACACGCAAGAGGAAGCTCAAAAAAAAGTAATTGAATTATATTTGTATATTTACAAAAAATACTGGCAAGTATGAACATAAACTTTAACACAACAATTTTTGCAATTTTTGGAATTTGCTTTGGTGCTAATTATTGGAATTCCAATATGGATGACGATTTTGGAGAAACAGATTTAACCGGAGAAACAGAACATTGTTTACAATTCTTTATTGCGGTAGTTGGAATTTCTTTTGTTTGGTTTACACAGGATCAGTAGCAAATTAAATTACAAATGAAACAAAAAGTAAATATTGCTTCGGTAAAAGAAAATCCGGACAATCCTAGATTTATAAAAGATTCCAAATTTAAAAAATTAGTCAAGTCAATTAAGGCGTTTCCTGAGATGTTAGAGAAACGGCCAATAGTAGTTGATGAGAATATGGTTGTTCTTGGCGGAAATATGCGTTTAAAGGCGTGTAAGTCTGCCGGGTTGTTTGAGGTTTGGATTGATATTGCTGAGGGATGGACAGAAGAACAAAAAAGAGAGTTTATTGTTAAAGACAATGTTGGCTTTGGTGAATGGGATTGGGACATACTAGCGAATGAATGGGATGTTCAGCAATTAGAAGAATGGGGTTTAGATGGTTTTCCTTTTGAAGAAGAAGTTTTAGAAGCTGAAGAAGATGATTATTCTGAGCCTGAAGATATGCAAGTTGATGTTGTGCTTGGTGATTTAATAGAGATTGGTGAGCATCGTTTACTATGTGGCGATAGTACGGATTCAGACCAAGTGGCGAAGTTAATCAATAAAAGTGTTGTAAATTTAATTACTGATCCTCCTTATGGTATTAATGCTAATAAACAAACTTTAGGAACAGGTAAAAAAGATTTTTATAGAGGAAATAATTGGGACAAAGAAGTTCCTGATTTTTATTATATAATATCACTTGTTGATAAAGCAATTGTATGGGGTGGAAATTATTTTGCTGATAAATTAGAAATTAATAACGATTGGCTTTGTTGGTATAAAAAAAATGATGGTTTAAGTTTTAGTGAGTTTGAGTTGGCTTGGAGTAATATAGGAAAAAATACAAGAATATTTTCACATCATTGGGGTAGGGAATCAAAATTGCATCCTACAATGAAACCAGTAAAATTAATTGAATGGTGCATAAATCTAATAGATAACAAAAATCCAATTTTAGACATTTTTCTCGGATCAGGCTCAACAATGGTAGCAGCACATCAACTTAATCGCAAATGCTATGGAATGGAACTTGATCCAAAATATTGCCAAGTTATAATTGATAGAATGTTAAAACTTGATGAAAATTTAGAAGTTAAAATAAACGGAAAAAAATACATTAAAAACTAAAACGTTCTTTAAATTTTAATAAGTACCAGTCAATACTTATTCTTTAATTACAAAAAAAAACAAAGTTTGTTAGTTCTTTGTTTTTACTTTAACAAATTAAAATGGAAAAAATATATCTAACTGAAATAAATGGGAAAATGGCCTATAAAAAAGGTTTAGATGGTTATTGTTATACTTTTAATAAAAACGAAAAAAGTAGATTAAAAGCCTATAATGACGCAAAAAAATCATATAAAAAATAAGTTTGCGAATTGTGTGGAAAATAGTTTGTACAATTAAAAAAAAAATTATAATTTAGCAGAGGATTTAAACTGCCAAGTAAAAAATCCTTTTTTCATAAAAATTTGAGTTTGTACCTCCTAGAAATAGGAGGTTTTTTTATTTTTTAAAAATTTTTTTGTTTTTTCTTGTGTAATTGAAAAAATTCTTTTAATTTTGGTGTATAATTACAAACTAAACTTAAAATATTAAACAAATGGCAAATTTAACAACAGAATTTAAAAACGAATTACAAGCAGGATTAGAAAGATCAAAAGATTATTTAGAAAGATTAACTTTTCAAAAAGAAATGTACAGAAACAGTATCTTGTCACACAATTATGTAATTTCAGTAGGTGGTGTTTTAACAATCGGATTAAAAAAAGATGGATCTAAAATATTAGATTATAGATTTCAAGAACTACCGTCATTATGGACAAAAGAGGGTGCAGAATCAAATAAAAAAGCTCTACAAGAAAATGATGATAGGGAAATTTTAATTATAGGAAAACATACTTGGTACGCAAATGAAATTAAAAAAGTTAAATCTATGATTAATTCAGTTGAAACAATACTAAATAAATAAAACAAATAATAACTAACTAAATAACCTCCTAGAAATAGGAGGTTTTTTTATGTATTTATATTTTTTTAACTTTGCGTTATGGCAACAAAAACCGACATATTAAAAAATAATCTTTTAAAAGCGTTAGAAAAATCATTAGGAGTAGTTACAAGCGCTTGTAAAATAGTTGATTGTCATAGATCAACCTTTTATAAGTTTTACAATAACGACCAGGATTTTAAAGCGTCTGTTGATGAATTACAAAACCTAACTTTAGATTTTGCTGAATCACAATTACATAAGCAAATAAAAGACGGAAACACAACGGCAACAATATTCTATTTAAAAACCAAAGGGAAAAAGCGTGGCTATGTAGAGCGAAAAGAAGTTGAAATGACTGCGCAAGTAAGCACAAGTAAAATCTCTGACGAAGCAAGAAAAAAGATTGACGACATTCTAAACAATGAATATTAACGAAATAATTAAACAAAAATGTGAAGATTCGCTTTTGTTTTTTACTCGTTATATTTTCAAAGAGAATACCGGAAATAAATTCGAGGCAGCAGAGTTTCATAAAACATTAGCCAACACATTACACAAAGTTCATAACGGCGAAATAAAACGCTTAATAATAAACATACCCCCACGATACGGAAAAACTGAATTAGCCGTTAAAATGTTTATTGCCTGGACACTTGCAAAAAATCCTATGGCAAAATTTATTCATTTATCTTATTCTGATTCGTTGGCGCTTGATAATAGTTCAATGACAAAAGAATATATTAATTCAGATGCTTTTCAAAGTATTTGGGATCTACAACTAAAAAAGGATTCGCAAAGCCAAAAAAAATGGTACACAACGCAAGGTGGTGGAGTTTATGCAACATCTTCAGGAGGTGCAATTACTGGTTTTGGTGCCGGTAGTGGTGGAGCAATTATAATTGATGATCCTTTAAAGCCTGATGACGCTTTATCTGACGTTAGGCGTTCTTTTATAAACAATCGATACAATACAACTATTCGTTCAAGGGTTAATGATAGAGACGTTCCAATTATCGTAATAATGCAGAGGTTACACGAAGATGATTTGAGCGGTTATTTGTTAGACGGCGGAAGTGGTGAACAATGGCATCATTTAAAGTTAGCAGCATTGGATGACGAAAACAATGCGCTATGGCCTGAGAAACATTCTTTTGATGAACTTGAAGCAATACGCCAAGCGGACAGATATACCTTTAGCGGTCAGTATTTACAAATTCCATCACCTCCAGAGGGTGGTGAATGGCGCAAAGATTGGTTTAATATTATAAACAGAGCCGAACTGCCAAGCGATATATCTTTTGAAATGTATATTGATGGCGCTTATACTAAAGACACAAAAAACGATCCTACCGGAATACAAATAAGCGGTAAAAGTGGCGATAACCTTTACATATTTAAAAGCATAGACAAATATTTAGAAATGCCTGAACTAAAAAACTTTGTTTCTGCCTTTGTTCAATCTTGTGGCGTTCCAATATCTCAAATATTAGTGGAGCCTAAAGCATCCGGAAAATCGCTTGTACAACTGTTAAGGCGTGAAACTAGATACAATGTATCAGAAATAAAAACAAACTTTGTTAGGTACTCTAAAATTGAACGTGCAAGGGCATCGTCTCCATTTATTGAGGGGGGTAGGGTTTATCTTGTTAAAGATACCTGGAATGACGCTTTTTTGCAACAAGTTAGCACATTTCCAAACGCAAAACACGACGAGCATATTGACGTAACTTCCTACGCTATTGAAAGGAATCTAATTAACAACTTTTTTGTAGTTTAAAAACAATTTTAAATTTTGTATTTTTACGAAAATTTTATATTACTTTAAAATATGGCCTCATTCTTTGACCGATTCAATTTTTCAAAAAAAAATCAAAATACAAATAAGGAATATAACAACGCAATTTACAATTGGTTAGGTAATTCTGTTTTATGGAATAGAGAAAATGACGATTCCTATATTACGCAAGGTTATCAAAAAAACGCAACAATTTACTCGCTAATTAACTTAATCACAAAAGCAGCATCAACAATTCCTTTCCAGGTTTATGAAAAGACAAGCGAAAACGACTATAAAAGATATAAGGCTTTAACCTCCGGAATAATGGATGCAGCGTCTATACAAAAGGCGTCAATTTTGCAAAAAAAAGCATTGGTTGAATTACAAGATACTGAATTACATAAAATATTAGAGCGCCCAAACCCGGCACAATCTTATAACGCTTGGCTAACTGAATTAATTGCTTTTGGTAAATTAACCGGTAACAGATACATTTACGGAATTGGCCCCGATACCGGTGCAAATGTTGGTAAATTTACAGAGTTGTATGTTATGCCGTCGCAAGTGATGGAAATAATATCCAACGGAATTATGGAGCCGGTTTCTCAATACAAATTAGAATACAACGGTACAAAATATATTGACGCCTCAGAGATATGTCATATTAAAGACTTCAATCCTTACTATGATGGTACTGGATCACATTTGTACGGACAATCCCCATTACAAGCCGGTTTACGTTCATTAACAACAAACAATGAAGCGGTACAAACAGGAGTAAAATATTTACAAAACCAAACTGCAAGAGGGTTATTAACTTCTGAAATGGGCGATATAAACGAAGTACAAGCGCAACAATTAAAAGATAAATTTAGACGTCAGCACCAAGGCTCGGACAATGCCGGAGATATTATTATAACTCCAAATAAAATGTCTTGGATTAATTTTGGTTTAAACGCTTCAGATATTTCTTTAATAGCACAATACAACGCCTCAATAAAAGATTTATGTAACATTTACAATGTGCCAGTACAATTACTTAACAATACAGATTCTTCTTCATATAACAATATGAAAGAGGCAAAAAAAGCATTGTATCAAAACGCAGTTATTCCGGAACTGATAAAAATTAAAGACGAATTAAACAGATGGTTGGCGCCTAAATATGGTGACAAACTTTGTATTGAATTTGATTTTTCTGTTATTCCTGAATTGCAAGAGGAAACGGACAAGGTGGTTGATCAATTATCTAAGGCTTGGTGGATTACTCCAAATGAAAAACGTGCTGCAATGAATTACGGAAAGGATGAAGAAAATACAACGTTAGACGATTACTTTATACCGGCTAATTTAATTCCTACAAATCCAAGCGAAATTGATTTGCCTATTGACGCAATAGATGTTGATGTAAATAAGTTTTTAAGCAAAAAAAAAACTAATTTAGAGAAAGCCGAAACGTTTAACAATTATCCTCAATCTGCAACCAACAACGCTAAAAGGATGATTGAATGGCGTGAAAAGTATGGGCGTGATGTTGTTACTGCCGGAACTGATGTTGGTTGGCGTAGAGCTTCGCAACTTGCAAACAGAGAAAACATTTCCTTAGATGTTGTTAAAAGAATGGCACAATTCAACCGCCACAGAGAAAACGCAAAAATAGATCCTAAATATAAAGGAGAGCCTTGGAAAGACAACGGTTACGTTGCCTGGAACTTATGGGGAGGAACTGCCGGTGTTGATTGGGCAATAAGAGAAGTAAACAAGTTAAAAGAAGATTAATTGAGGTTAGATAAAGACAAATGGCAAAAGGCTTTTGAAAAGCAATTAGACAAGGCCGAAAAAAAACAATTATCTAAAGTAAGGCGATACTATAAAGAGCAATATTTTAGAGGCGTAAATTCTTTTTTATCTGCAAACCAAACAACCTTTCAATTATTATTTGATACAAGTGATATTATAAAAATATATCGTGATTTATACGAGGATATCGGTTTACAATTTGCCAAATGGTACGCAAGAAATTTTGACAAGTATATTAAAAAGGGCGTAAATCCAAACCAATTTATTGATCAATGGTCAAATACATTTGCATCTTTAGGCTCTGCCGTAGGCGCTGAAAGGGTTACTTTAGTAAGCGGAACGGCAAAAGCAACGCTTGTAAAGGTTACTCAAAATCTACTTACTGATATTGATTTTCAAAATTCAGGTATTGACGAAAAAACTAGAGTATTAAGAAGCCAATTTACAAAGTATTCTACATTTCAGGCACAAAGACTTGTCAGAACAGAGGCAACAAACGCCGCTAACTTTGCAACATTAAAATCTGCAAACACAATATTTCCGGCGGCTGATATGATGAAAGAGTGGATTGCTTCTTTTGACGACAGAACAAGGTCTACTCACGCCGAAGCCGGTGCAAGTGATCCTGTTCCTCAGAATGAGCCTTTTATGGTTGGAGGTTCTTTAATGATGTACCCAGGAGATCCAAGTGGCCCATCAAGTGAGGTAATTAACTGCCGTTGTTCTATTGCAGTATTTCCAAAAGAAACTGCCCAAGCGACAGGAGAAATTACTGATATTAACTTTGGTTTAGGTGGCGGAACTAGAACTGGTTATGGTTTAGGAGATTTTGTTGCAGATATAGGAGCGACTGTTGTTTCAGGTGTTGAGAATATTTCTGCAATAGCGCAATCTAGTTTAAAGAGTATTAAAGAATTTAAAGATGAGTTAATAAATAAATTTTCTCAATTTAATATAAAAGTAAACTCAATAAGAACGTCAAGAAGTTTATCAATTGATGATTATAATAAAATTGATGGTTTACTTGGTAATTTATTTTCTAAATATAATTTTGGAGCATTAGAGAATCAACAAACAGTAAAATTATCTTTTAAAAGTGGCGCTAGAACTTATGGATTTGTCGAGCGTTATTCTGTTAGTGGTAATTTAACTAGAATAAATTTAGGAGATTTAAAACGAAATTTAGATTCAAGAATTAAAGTAATTGAAAATAAATTTACTACTAGATGGTTTTCAGCAATTGACAAAGATAAAATGTTTTTATCAACGCCAGTTCACGAAATGACGCACGTTTTACTGCATAGTTCTATGAAGTCAGGAAATCAAAAAATAGCTTTAGATAAAATTAGAGAAATAAGAAAAAAATACTATGAAGAAATTAGGTCTTTAAGAAATTCAAACAATATAAAAAAGTATAACGACATTTATATTGGTAGATATGCAATGCATTCTTTAGATGAATTTATTGCTGAAGCATTTACAGAATATACTTTAAATTCAAATCCTTCAAAATACGCTAAGCTAATTGGAGAAATTATTGACCAATATTTAAAAAAATAACAAAAAATGGCAACACTAAAAGAAGAAAACAAAAACAACTGTTTTAATTGTAAAAATTTTAATGAGTTTCAAGGAAATTGTTTAGCCTTTCCTGATGGTATTCCTTACGGAGTTGGCACATTACACGAACACAACAAACCAATACCGGCACAAAAAAACAATATAGTATTTGAGAGAGGTTTGCCTAATCAAAACTAAAATTTAAAAAATCGTATATTTACAAAAATTTTTCTATATGAATACAATTCTTTATAAAGCGGCTCCAGTTGGTGAGTTAATTGATGCGGATGAAAAGGCCGGAATCATAAAAGGGTACGGAAGTTATTTTGGAAACAAAGATTCTGATTCTGATATAATTATGAAAGGCGCATACAAAAAGACAATTGCAGAGAATGGCTCTAGGGTTAAATATTTATATCAACACGATATGAATCAACCTATCGGTAAAATGACTGAACTTTATGAAGATGAAAAAGGTTTAGTTTTTGTTGCAGAGATTGCTAAAACGCAACTAGGAAAAGATGTTGTTGAATTAATGAAAAGCGGAGTAATAACTGAAAATAGTGTAGGTATATTGCCAATTCAAAAGCAAGACAGGGGAGATTATAGAGAAATCAATGAGGTTAAATTATATGAAATTAGCGCCGTTACTTTGGCCGCTAACGATCAAGCTAAAATACTAGATGTTAAAGGAAACGTAGATTTAGAGAAAGTTTCTAAAAGATACGATAACCTATCAAAACTATTGCGCAAGGGCGAAATTTCAGACGAAATGGGTTACGCTATTGAAGCAGAAATATTAAAATTAAAATCATTATTTATTGAGTTCACGAAGCCGAATGAAATTATCACTTCGCCGAATATTGAGGTAAAAAACAATGATTCCGAAGTGTATAACTATTTATTAAATTCTTTAAATTCGTAAAAAATGGACGAAAAATTAAAAGATCAATTAGACGGAATAAGTAAGTCAATTGATGCAAAGATTGAAAAATCTAATTCAGACGTTGTAAACAACGTTGTTGAAAAAGCTAACGAGATTGTAAAATCAGAGGTTAGCGGAATGGCTACTAAATTAAATGAGCGTTTAGACGCTATGGAAGTAGCAAACAAAAAAAGATTCGAGAGCAACAAAAAAGTAACTTTTAAAAGTGCTTTAAAAGACGCTTTAGATAATGGCGCAATTGAAAGCCTTTCAAAAGGTAATTCAAGAAGTGCATCTTTTGAATTGAAAGCGGATATGACAACCGGAGCAGATTTTACCGGAGAGGTAATTGCTGCGGATAGAGTACCAGGTTACAAGTTTGATCCTACAAGACCAGTTCACGTTAGACAATTACTTGCTACTGGATCAACTCAATCTGACGTTGTTAGATTTGTAAAAGAATCAGGATATTCTAACGGTGCGGCTCCAACTGCTGAGGGTACTACATTAACGCAATCTGATTTTGATATGACTGCGGCAGATGCTAACGTAAGAAAAATCGGAACTTACTTCCGTATTTCTGAAGAAATGTTAGCTGATACGCCTCAATTAACGTCGTATCTATCTGCAAGAGCGCCTGAAAAACTTTTAGAGGTTGAAGATGCTCAAATATTAAGCGGAGACGGAACAGGTTCAAATTTAAGCGGTATCATAACTGACGCTGCTGATTTTGATGTTTCTTCAAGTGGTGCTTTTTATCAATCAGTAGATAATGCAAATCAGTTTGATGTAATTGTTGCATCTTTAAACCAATTAGCTTTAGCAAACTACAACGCTGATTGTATTATGTTAAATCCTACTGACTTTAACAAAATCTTATTGTTAAAAGATTCAACTAGCAAATACTTGAAAGACCAAGTTTACGCTGGTTTACAACCATCGTTTAACGGAGTAAAAGTTGTTGTTAATACTGCAATTACTGCCGGAACTTTCTTAATTGGAAACTTTGGTGTTGGAACTCAGTTATGGGTTAGACAAGGTGTTAATGTTGAATTCTTTAGAGAAGATGGAACTAACGTAAGGGATGGATTTGTAACTGTTAGAGTAAGCGAAAGAGTTGCTTTAACAAACTACTTGCCAAATGCGTTTGTAAATGGATCTTTTGCAACTGCAATCGCTGCATTGGAAACTCCATAATAAATAAAATAATTTATTTTAAAGGGCCTGAATTAACTTTCAGGTCTTTTTTTTTTACATAAAAACTAAAAATATTTTTTTAATTAAATAATTTTTTTTAATTTAGCCAAAACAAATTTTAAAAAACAAAAACAAAATGGTATTAATACATTCAAATTTATTAATTGAATCTTCAATTAAATCTGTTAAAGAAAGATTAAAAACAACTTTAGAAAATATTAAGTTTCAAGATGGTCAAGTATTTTGTGATGATATAGAAAAATTAGAGCATTGTATAATGGCTTTGGAAAATTTAGAGAATGAAGAAGATGAAGAAGAAAGTATGTATAAATTAACTGAGGGCGAAGAACAAGAATATGCTTATTATACTGCATATTGGGAAGAAGAATAATTAACAATTTAAATATATTAAAAAACAAAACAAGATGAAAAAATTACAAACATTAGTATTGATTTTAGCACCAAGTTATTTTATAGGTAGATTATTAATAGGTTTAATATTTAACGTATAATTATGGAGGGACTAGATTACGATTTAAACGAGTATTTTGATTCAATAGAGGATAAGAGCGAATGTATGGAGTGCGGGGTTGATGTTCAACTTGGCAAACAATATTGTTGTTTTGGTTGCTTTAACGCATCGCATAGGTAGCGCCTAAACGCTTTCTAATGACTACTAACCTACGTTAAAACGTGGGTTTTTTTTATTTTGCTATCTTTACAATATGGATAGCAATCAAATTGGGTGCCTAGCAGAATACAAGTTTGCAACTGCTGCAATGGAACAAGGCTTTTTTGTTTCATTTCCCCTACTTAATACTTCAAGATATGATTGCATAATTGAAACACCAAAAGGATTAATTAAAATACAAATTAAATCAGTTCATAATTTTTCAGGAAGATCAAGAGTTTTTCTAAAAGATACA